ACTCCCTGACCACCCTGGGTCAACAAGATCCTGTCAGTGAGGCAAACCGCCTGCTGTGGAACAGTGGTTTGGATAGCGATAAGGAAGTTGCACGTAAGCAGAAGCGTAAACTGTCTTACTACAGCAACATCTATGTGATCAAAGATCCTGCTAATCCTCAGAACGAAGGTCGTGTCTTCCTCTACAAGTATGGTAAGAAGATCCATGACAAGATCATTGAACTGATGCAACCTGAGTTTGAAGGTCAGGAACCCATCAATCCTTTTGACTTCTGGACAGGTGCTGATTTCAACCTTCGCATTAAGAAGGTTGCAGGTTTCTGGAACTATGACTCTTCTGGTTTCGGTCGTCCTGGAACCCTGCGTAATGCGGATCGTGATATGGACGACTTTGAACTGGAAGCAATCTATAACAAGATGTATGATCTGAATGAGTTCACTGATGCCAAGAACTTCAAGTCCTATGACGAACTGAAGACCCGTCTTGACACTGTGCTTAAGGGTCGTGCTCCTGCACCTGAGGTTCGTGATGAAGAGATGGACTTCGGTGCTCCTACTCCTGCACCAATGCCTGCTGCAATGAAGGAAGAACTGAACAACCTGACTGCATCTGCAGCACCTGTTGCTTCTGCATCTGAGGATACCTACTCCTACTTTGACTCCCTCGCCAACGAGGACTTCTGATGGGAGAAGCGGTTCACGCTTGGAACTCCATGTCCTACGGGGAGGGGTTCCTCTTCTCCCTGTGGGTCATCGGGATGTACTACATCAAGCTTCGCATGGATAAATTTATTAAATAAATTTTCCCAAAACGAAATTCACTTTTTAGTTACAAAAAAGTCGGAAAAAAAACTCCGCCAAAAATTTGCCCAAAAGGGTCGATGTAAATTTTACTTATGAAACTTACTTATTATGCACTACAAACCATATTCTCAAGAGTGGCATAGATACAGGTATCTCAAGGAAGCAATCGATAAATACCTAGATGATGGTATTGATCCGACGTTTATTATGGATGATATCCGTGATGTCCTCCATACACGCTCAGAAGCGGCATATGCCGAATTTCAACGGATTAATCAATTAGAGCACTATCTATCGGAAGAGTAACATGCTTTCTACACAGTATCGCCTCAGGTTAGAGTTTATTTGTAGTAAAATTGCAAATAAGGAGGAAGTGAAACTAGAAGACATGATTTGGGCAGAGAAACTTGCCAAACGTTATACTACTGCTCGTGAGTGGTTGAACAAAGCACGTCGTCAGGCGTCACAGGACATCCAGGAGGGCAGTATGGACGATTTTATGAATAAGATGGGACTAGGTGATCCCGACCCATCTAATTATAAAAAGGGATTCGGTTCAGCAGACGAAATTGTTGATTGGTTCAAACAAGACAAACCTGATGATTGGAGACAACGTGACTGAGAATGAACCTCGTATTAGAGGTGATTGGCGTGAAGCAACTAACAAGGTGATTGCCGCTAATTTGGTTGAAAACCTTGAAAAGTTGCTAAATGGCAAAGCATCTCATTACTACTGTTCTGACAGAACTACAAAACACGAAAAAATCGTGATTGAGTTTAATCACGAAAACAAAAGTTAATTATTAGAGATTTTTAGAGTTTCGTTGAGATACTCTGTACTAGGAGTAAACTTCATCTCATTAGTAAAGATTTCGACAAATTGATCAACTAACGCGGGTCTTAGTACAAAGATCTCGCGTTTTTTGTCGTTTTTGCGTAATTCGTAAATGTAGTTACTTACTGGACCTCTAGATTGCTCCTTACTTACTAAGTTTCCGTCTGGATCGACAAATCTGTATGCTTCTCCAACTTGGAGTCCTGCGGGTAAAATGATATTATCATCATATTTCTGTTCAATCGTCTCATAGTGATGAATACCTCGTACATCATCATACGTTGCATTCAAATATGTCTCAAAAACTGGTTGTGTCATTGGCCAGTCATTATACAGATTTTTGATATTATTGATCATCATTATAATCCAGTCATAACCTGGATCTCCGTAATAATCCATAGAAATGGTATCTGGTCTTTCCCCATCACGGACAAAATAGTCCTCAAAAATGGTTGATCCTGGTACAATGTTGTCTATCAGTTTGATACGAGCAAAAATATTCTTGATGGCAATGTATGTACCATCATTGGGGTTTTTATCGTATTTAAGATAGAGAATTTCTGGAACTTTGTCGAAATATGCCATTTTTATGCTTCGGTAATTTGCGTTAAATCTTCAAAAGTTTCAATATCTTGTCTTACCAGAGTTGTGAGTTCTGCAAACTGTAAACTCAATCTAACTGCTTGAACAAACCCATTTTTAGTTAGTGCAATAACATTATCTGGGGTATAATCAACATTCATGGCGGTTAATGCACAGTATTTGGTGTTTGGTAAAAAGTCACTAACATGTGGAGTTGCAGAATTCACATCAGAGACAACACCATTTGATTTAACCTTAAATTTGCTTTTAAGTCCACTTGGGATAATTCTCCAAATGTATGGATATCCTAAAAATAGGGAATTGCTTCTTCCTTTTTGTTTTGAACTTGGGTGCATACCCAATTTAAACTGTTTAACAATCTTTCGGATTTCATTTTCCTCAGTAACATCTCTTGCTACAAACAGATAATCAAAGTTGAAAGATCTTGTTTGCATTTTATTGAAGGTTTGTAGGGAATTATCATTAAATGTTTGACCAAATGCAGCACCTACTAAAGTATCTAAACTAATATTTTCAACTTTTGGAATTGCTTGAAATCCGTTTAATTTAGTAACTTGATCGACAATAGAATTGGCAGCGGTTGATGCAATTCCTTTTGCTGCAGCACCAAAGAAACCACCTGCACCCTCAGTTCCAAACATACTTCCCAAAGCACCAAATGATATCTTCTGCCACTCTGCACCATATTGATATTCCATTTTAGGGGGAAGATATAGTGAAATATTTGCTACTCCAGTATTTTGTGATGAGTTAGCATTACCTGATGCTGTGGGATTGATTCCTGAACCACCTTCTTCTGTGGGAGCACCACCAAAAACACTAGTTAAATTTGAATTAATGTTATCTGCGGTAAGATTTACATCTTTATTACTACCAGAAATAATATTTTGAATATCTGCTAATGCACCAGGTGGTGTAGGTGCTGCAGAATAGTCATACGCTCTAAACGTAAGAAACAATCCAGTATTTGTTACACTGGTTCTTGGATATATTAACCTAGTAGCTGTCATTACTTACGTTGACCTAATTGAACTTTCTTTGCACTAACAAATCTATTTTTACTATCACGAAATTCCTCTATAGATAAAGCAGCAAATTCAACAAGTTCTTCTTCTGGAACTTCAAAAAATAAATTATCTGCTCGACTTACAATATATCTATGTAGCAATTTAAGGGGTATGGTTACCTTGCTATTTAGAAACTTTTTAGCAAGGATCATTCTTTGTTTTTGTGTGGTATAGTGGAAGTTTGCCCCCATAAACCCATCTTCATAGATATTAGTTACTAAAACTAAAGGGTATTTGTCCCAACGTGCCAATTGTACTTTTGTTTTGGGATCATATTCAAAAAGGTAGAATTTTCCCACCATGACATCAGATTTTGCATAATCTTTGTCAAAAAGATATTCAAACGCTATAGATCGTTGTCTTGCAATAGTTTTTGCGCCGTCTTTTTTGATTTCTTCGATGACACTCATATCTTTAGTTCCTTTTCTGTTAGGATCTTAAATTGCCAACGTCTGTCTTTACAATACTCAATTGCTGCTTTCCACTTTGCGTCATTAACTGCGTAAGTGGTAACTTCAGTTATATACCTCTTTGTACGACGGCGTTGTTTTTCGGGAGGCGTTGTCTGCTTAAGTGGTTTGATCTCGATAATAAACTTCTGCGTCCCGCCAGTTTTAGTTCTTGCTCGGACATAGAAATCTGGGAAGTAACGATGGACCCGATTATCAAGAGGAGAAATGTAAGGAATAACGATTTCTTCACTTCCCCATTCAAGGACATTTTCATTGTTATCGCACCATACCATGAATTTTCTTTCCCATAAAGATCTGTAGATAACATTTGTCGGATCTCCCTTGTATTTTTTGGGATGGGAAGGTCGATATTTCCCACTATATGCCATACTAAATATAAATATACGTTCCTAGTCCTATTTAGATGAACATCGACAGAATTAGAAAAAATATTGTGGGTGACTATGGATTAGCTACATCAAATCAGTATCATATCTCTTTTGAACTCCCTCCGTTACTTAATATCAATACGGATGGAACTTTAACTGACTTTATGAACAATAGAGGTTTTCCTTTTGCTGGTTCCAATATTCCAGAAAGTTATGGGAGAAATGACAATGTGGTAAATAATGGAACAAAGTTGAGTTTTTTGGCAGATGAAGTTAATATTCCAGGATATAGTATTGCAACTGGAGATTTAAAAGGTATTGTTCCTGGTATCAATGTTAGATACGCACACACCAGAAACTTTACTGAAATGAATGTTTCATTTTTGATGGATATGGACCATACTCCATTGAAGTTTTTAAGATTGTGGTCTGATTATATTTTTGGATTTGAAACTTCATACGGAACTGGATCTGTATCACCAACCATATTGTCTCAACTTCAATATTACAATAACTATGCTCATGATATTATTATTGATAAGTTAGAACCTAATACTAGTTCTAAAACAAAATCGACAGCAAAGAGCAGTTATGATACTCATAATGTAGTTACTAGAACTCGTCTTCACAAAGCATTTCCATATATGATTAATGATTTAACCGTGAGTAATGCTCCAAATCAACCAATGCGATTACAAACCACGTTCTATTACGAATATTTTACGACAGAAACTTTACAGAATAAGAGATCTATTGGAGCAAAAACATTACAAAATTCCCTTAGAATTTGATACTAAATAACTCTATGATATGGAGTTTAATTAATGTCCTTACCTACTCTGAATACACCAACTTATAATCTTACCGTTCCATCTACAAAACAAAGAATCAAATATAGACCCTTTGTTGTAAAAGAAGAAAAGATTCTTCTGATGGCACTTGAATCTGAAGATGATAATCAAATTGCAGATGCGTTGAAATCAATTATCAATGCTTGTGTAACTACTAAAGATTTTGATTTTGATAAGTTGGCGACATTTGATATTGAATATATCTTTTTGAATATTAGAGGTAAATCCGTAGGAGAAGTAATTGAACTCATTGTGATTGCTCCAGATGATGGAGAAACTGAAGTAAGAATTAACATCAACATTGATGATGTTAAGGTAAAATTTGATAAAGATCACTCTAATAAAATTCAATTATCTGATGATCTTTGGGTAGAGATGAAGTATCCTGGTTTGGATAGTTTTACTAAACCTCAAGAGGATATTAATGATACATTTGAGTTTGTTGCAAATTCTATTGAAAAGATTTACAATGAAGAGGATGTTTGGGATAGTTCAACAACAACTTCTGAAGAATTTGTATCTTTCCTTGAGAGCATGAGTAGCAAACAATTTAATGATGTTCAAAAGTTCTTTGAAACCATGCCTTCTTTAAAGCATGAGGTTAAATTTACTAATCCCAATACTCAGGTTGAATCAACCTATGTTGTTGAAGGACTTGCTAATTTTTTCGGATAAGCCTCTTCCATAATTCCTTAGAGAATTATTACAGAACTAATTTTTCATTAATGCAACATCATAAGTACAGTTTAACTGAACTTGATGGTCTGATTCCTTGGGAGAAAGACATTTACATTGCATTATTGAAACAGTATCTGGAAGAGGAAAGACAAAGAATCGAACAGCAAAAACACCAAAGTTAATGAAATCAAAGCAAATAGGATTAACTGAATATAATGATGCCATACTTTCGGTGTATGGTGCGAATCCTGTTGCCGCTTTGAGAGGGACGAAGACAACTGCTCCAGATTTAAAAAAGGATCCTAAAAAAGAATCGAAACCTAAAGCAGGGACTCTTGTAAAGGAAACACTTCGTCTTAGAAATACTGCAGTTTTAAACTTAAAACTTGCAAAGAAAATACAGAAGTATGAAAAGGAGAGGTTATCTCAACTTAAATCATTATTAGATAAGGATGAAACTTCTGAGCAAAAGGGTAATAACTCTCAGGAAAAGAGAGAAGAAGAGGAATTATCTAAAAAGAATTCTCCTTGGTTTAAAAATCTTTTAAATAAATTAAGGAATCTTGTAAAGAAGACACTAAAGAAACTTTATAAGAAATTAGTTCCTAAATCAGTACGTTCTCGGTTAAGATTGCTGAGAAGAAGAGTTAATGCTTTTAAGAGAAGAGTAAATGTTAATATAAAAAGGCAGTGGAGAAACTTCACTAAACCCCTTAGACAAGCTAGAAGATTTATTGCTCCAATCAAGAGAAACATTGGGGTAAGATTTCGACGTGCTCAAAGAAATTTAACAAGACCTTTTAGACAAACTAAAAGATTTGCTGAAACTGTAGATAAGAATCCAAAGAAG